TAATCCTTTTCCAACAATGGATCACCACCTGCCCTGACTCTCTTTATTTCTTGCCAAACGGCTAGGCAAAACAGCCGTCTCATGACTCCAATGTCATGCTTCCATAGCATTTCTTCTATATGTTTCTTCGTAACCTTTTTACAGTTTTTCATTAGCATCCATGCGTCTGTGTAGGCTTGCCAGTACCTCTTAAGTTGTTCTTCGCTCATACTCCACCGCCCTTACCGTGCACAAACAACTAAAACACTTATCATCACCAAACTTTCCATCATAGTGACTACATGTGGAACATGACTTTTTATTAGCCTCCATAATAATTTTTCTTAACCACATATGTAATTCATAAGTCACTTTTTCACCTTCTTTTAACCTATTTTTATTAGTTCGTATTATTAAAGCCTCATTCTTTCTATCACTGCTTTATATCATCCTTTCAAAAATTCTTGCTAAATAGCTCAAGCTGCTTCACTGGTTCAAAATTCATCCACAATACTTCTCGTTTCTTACTACACACCTGGGAATAACAAATTGTTTCTTCCCTATACCATCCCTGCAGGCGGTCGTTGTACAATTTATTATCATAACCGCTTAGAAGGACCGGCCCCTTATGTGCCAGAAGCGTGTCAAGCAAATCGTTCTGATTCTTGTCGTCCATCTCGAACCGATATTGTTTCCCATGTCTGGTACCTAAAACGTAAGGAGGGTCCGCATAAATTAATACATTCGGATAGTTAAATCTTGGTATAAGTTCCACAGCTGGCCGATTTTCTATCTGTACTCCACGAAGTCGTTCGGCCGCCTGCATAATCTTTTTCGGCAAATTGCACCAATCCTGCGAAGCGTACGAACGCTCTCGCCCTTGGACATCATTCTTCCATCCAACTTTTTCACCGTTCGTCCGAAATCCATGCCCCATGTTCAGACGTATGTAAAAATTTACAGCTCTGTCAAAGCTATCTGCTGGCACCGTTGCAAATGCGTCATCATATACCTTCCTAGCATATGGTGTAAAATATATCTCTCTGGCCAGACGTTCTGGGTCTTTGCGCATCCATTCAAATAAGTTAACTATATTACTGTCTAAATCATTCACAGTTTCAATATGGCTGCGGGGTTTATTAAATAAAACAGCTCCGCTCCCCAAAAATGGCTCCAGATAACTGTGGTGTGGCGGAAAGAAACTAATAATCCAGTTTGATATACTCCACTTACTGCCTGGATATTTCATTACTGCTTTCATCTTCGCTCCTTTGTAAAGACCTAATAGTGCATATGTCAGTTTTACAGATTAATCATCATCGCTAAGCCAATCCCAAAACTCACACTCGTCTGCTGGATAAATATTATCAGTGCTTTCGATCCCATCGGCGTGTACATTTTCACATCCAAAAATGTTAGACAAAGCACATGCTAAACCATCTGAATCTACACAATCGCCAATTTGGTCAAGCGCATCCTCCACCTGTTCCGGATTCTCACATTCTATTTCAAACGTTACATCTGCATAGAGCTTTTCTCTTACCTGGAACTTAACTTTCATCTTATCTCCCTTCCTCCGGTATTCCCGGAAAATATCAATTTACTGGTTCCCAATACCAGTCAACCCGTTGCATGACAATTTCTTTAATATCCTCTTCTATTTCTTCGTCTGTCGCCCCGTCCGGATATTCCAGCTCATCCTCTACATCAGTACCAGCGTATCCATAATTAGCTTTATATTTTACTTTTCTCATTTTTCATCTCCGTCAAAATCTTAATTTTATTTCTTTTTAATTACAACGCCCATTGCCCTCTCTAACCCGTTCTCGCCAAGCCACAAGTCAAACTCTGCATTGACTTGTGATTCCAGGTCCTGCATTTTCTTCTCAACTGCCTTGCGAGCCTTTCGAGAAAGGTCATCGGAGATGAAAGCAACACCCAACCAGTTATAATCCATTATGCCGTTCATCCTGGCTCCTTTCGAAAATGTTAATTTTCCCAATCAAGCGCTTGTCCGCACTCTGGGCAAAACTTGAATATTTCTCCACTATCTCTGTCTAATCCTTCATTACACTCCGGACAACGATTATAATAATCTTCGCAGCTTCCACAGTCCTCTTTTTCGCAGTCCTCACATTTTTTAGTTCTTACCTTTGTTGGAATCTGTTTTCTAAGCGCTAAGATTGCCGTTGCAAAGGCCGATTTATAAATATCGTCCTCTCCGGATGTACAGTCTGCTATGCACTCCTTAAGTCTTATTATTGCTTCTTCTTTGTAATTCACTTAATATTCATCTCCTTTCTGCGAAAAATGTTAATTCTGGTGTGTAAACAGCCACCATAATACCACCAGATACAATGCCCAAACCACATTATCGCACTTCCTATCCCATTGTAGTTCTTGGTACTGCATCCACTCCATGCCGTACCAGACCGCGGATATTGCCATGCTTACCACCAATGCCTTAATTAGTGACAATTCCATTCCTCCTTCAAATAACGATATAGTGGATGTGCGCCAGACCGGAACCCCTGGCCGTATGGTCCTCCATTATCTCTCCATAGGCACATCCGCTGCTGGTCTTACTGGTTGTGCATACATCAGAGCCATGCCAGCTATCTTTACGCAGTCACGGTCCTGCGAATCAGGTACCGGTATGCGCTGCTGTGTTATAAGCTACGATTTTGCTAACTTACAAATGCTTTGTATTCCTCATAATCTACCAGCACGGTATCATATTCATCCCATTTTCGCACCAAATCCATGGTCATTTTTACAGGCTTGTCACACTTTATAACACCATGTCCATAATGCTTCTGGAAATCCTCAAGACTATATAATTCGCACTTGTCATAATCTATGGTGCCTAAATATCCAGTAAAACAACGCTCCTGCTCATCCTTGGTCCTTTCCCATCCCCATAAAGTGAATCGGGTTCCGGCAGAGTGCTTGATACTTACGGCTAAATATTTTCTATCCTTCATTCCTCTGCCTCCATGCGCCACTCAATATCCCATTTGATTCTCTGCCCACAGTGTCCACAATATGGATAATTTGAATTAACCCCTTCACCACAAGATGGGCACAATCCGATATTCTCTTTGTCTTTAATAAAACATCTTTCATCCTCTGGTTTTTTTGCTATCTGTTTCTGTAGAGCTGATATGACAGCCTCAACATTTTTCAATGGTATATGTCTAAATGACTTAACCTCTTGGCATCCCATCAATTTTGCATTTTTAACTACCATTGATAGGTCTTTCGCGATTCCTTCTTCAATCATCTCTCTTCCTCCTGATGCATTTCGTCATATTGGTACTGTAAACGGCATTCTTTACAGGTTCCGTAAGGTTCTCCATCTCCACCCATGGTTCTTAATCCGGCACATAAGCCTTCTTCCATCCCTGGATATTCAAATTTGGTCATATAGCAATGAGCAATCGCATCTTCAATCCTTTTTTCATCTGCCTTTATCTTTTTGTATTCCCAATCCAAAAGCATGAGCAAATCCGCTCTTGTTGTCGCATTATGAGTTTCCAGACTTAACTCCCGCTCTATTAAACCCATCTTTTTTTCGTACGGCAGCCATTCAAATCTTTCTTTGTCATACTTCATTCCTTCTCCTCCTTATATGGTTCCGGTAATGGCATCCAGGCCAGCACGTCCAGTTTTTCCCACCCATCAGTAAATGTTGCTCCGTTCCAAAATGCCCTAATCACACAGTCTGTATTTTTGACAGACACTAAATATAACTCCAACGGTTTGTTATCATATAGCGGATTTTCTTTCGGTTTTTCCGGCAGCCGCTCTTTTATGGGAATCCACTTATGTATCATCCCTTCTATTTCCTTCGGATTCACACCCGTATTCTCAAAGTCCATAAGTGTTTCCCTTAGGTCTGCCATTGCCCACATAAGGCGGTATACCAATGCGGTGCGCCCATTTGGGTCATTGATACCATATTGCAGGTTGTCCATGAGGATATCATCCAATGTTTTATTGTCATCCGGCAGTTCGATTCCCTCTGCCTCGCTGAATTTGCGGATGAAGTCCCGCAAATCCATGTCTGAATCATAATCTCTGTACCATGCCCACCTGTCCTTTGCATACATGCAATTATGTGCCAGCTCTACCATGTTCATTTCGCTGGCAGGCTTTTCTACTGTCAATCTTTTCATTCCTCTGCCTCCTTCATTGTTACGAATCAAGCCATTTCCACATTATGATTCCAAAAACAATCAACATTACGATATAAACAGTCGCATCTGTTTCTACCATTTACTTAACCTCCGCTAAATGCATGCCAAATGAGTCAATTGCCTTCATAGCCTCTCCCAGGCTATCAAACACCATACCGTCATACAATATATCATCAATCCGGTACCCCAGTTCATCGCCATCGGATGGGGTTGCTACCCTCAAGGTGCAGATATCCATGCCTTTGTATTCCATTACCTTTGCGTATCTATCATTCAAATGTTTCATTGCATTTACTCCTCTAAATACGTGTTTAATCAAACGGTATTTCCCCTTGTACTGCAATAAATCCAGTATCAGTCTTATTCCATCCATATATTTTCGTTTCGGATGAATAGTTCTTCAGACGTTTGGTTTCTGGCTCATAATAAAGTGGGATAAAGTAATCCATCATGCCGCCATCACGGTCCTTAGCAATCTCAATTACGTTTGTTGCCTGGTAAATCGGGTTATCATCTTTCCAACCAAACATTTGCTTACTAAGGCGTTTGAAATCCTGATTAACTCTATGCACAATAAATGCATTATCTACAGCATTTCCTAAATCTGCTGTACCAGAAATATCGTCCAACCGCAAAAATCCCATAGCCTTGCGAGGGTGTGCCACAAACAAAATATGTACATTATAAGGCTTAGCAATCTCACCTTGCAGTGTCAAAATAAATTTGGTTTGTGCCTCATATTTGTTTTCTGACATACCGGAAATATCGAAGGTCATAAGGTTATCTAAAATCAACATATCCAACTTGTCAGCCTCTATTTTACGTTTAAATTGTTCTTCCACCGCTTGAAAATCAAATCCGTATTCGTTGTTGTATAACCAGAATTTTCTATCCAGCCATTCCGCAATCTGCTCCTGATATTTTCTCTGTACATTGTAATAACCTTCGAATTGAGTAGGCTCTGTGTAGCCTTTTCCGGCAGCCTGTAGATTCATCCATCTCATAAAATTCTTTGGGGCCAATTCCCCTGAAAAAACTCCAATATTGTTTCCAGCCTCAACGCCGTCCAGAACCATCTCGGAAATAACAGAACTTTTACCAGCTGCTCTCAACCCTGACATAACAGAAACATATCCCTTTTTTAGTCCCCTCATTTTTTTGTCAACATCTGCAATTCCAGTTTTTATAAAACGTTCATCTGGCACCGGCAGGTTTAGAATATCCGTAGCCGTATAAAATATCGGTTTTCCATCTACCGGTTGAATAACCTTTACTTGGGATTGAACTGGTTGCCTTGAATAAATTTTCCGCTCATATTCCTGTTGCCTCTTTTCGTATGCATCAGGTTCATACAATATTCTCACATCCCGCCAGGTTTTATCCTGGCAGGAATTATGAAAGCAATGAAATCCGATTGCCCCTGACCGCGCCTGGAAAATACAGGCGTCTTTTCCTTTGTGGTTGCTGTCAAACGGGCATTGTTCCAAAATATACTTGGTTCCGTCCGAATAACTGGTCTTTTGATACCGCAATCCATATTTTATCAGCCATTCCTCCAAGTCGAATTCTCTGGGGCTGTAATCATTGTATTTCTGTGGCTTCTCTGGTACAGGAAGCATAGCCGCTAATTTTTCCAGATATGCTTTATCTGTTGGTTCTTTACTTCCCTCAGTCAGCAAGTGACTCATACGGTGCGGATTCTCCGATGTATTACTTCCTTTCCGCGCCATTGTTCCATATAATTTGCAGATTCTTGCCGGGTTAAAATTGGACTTGTCGATGGATACAGTCTCATTGCTAAAAAACATGTCCAACACCATAAGACAACTCTTTACCAAAGTTTTATTTTCCTCTGAATTTGCAAGCTGAATCCTATATAACAAATGTATTCCATTTCCACTCATAGCTGTGACTGGTGAGTTAAAACCAATATTCTTCATAAACGCATAAACTCTATTTCCAGTTTCCTTTGCCTTTTGTAGCTGTTCATCCGAACTAGATACACCTGAAGGACGTTTGGGGTCTACGTCTACAAAAAGCCAATCATAACCAACAATATCATTATCGCTTGTCTGAACTTTTGTATTTGTTACAAACCGATTTCTTTGCTCTCTGGAATAGCAATCTGGCTTAATGTCGTTCAAAACCATGTATATATTGCTATCCGATGAATTCAGATGGCAAAGTTGTTCCAGCATAGTATCTGCATTACGAAAATAGCCACTGCTTACCCTCTTTCCATTTGCTTCCAGGCAACGAACCTCAAACAACTCACCATCATTTTTTAAGGCATGTATTGTTTTTCGGATTTCGTCTAACTCAAATATTTTCTGTCCTACTGCCATTTCTTAGACTCCTCTACTGCCAGCCCATCCACTTGCTCATTATGTATATTTCCATTATGCCCTTTTACCCAAATTGGAGAAATATCCGCAAACTGCTTATAAAGCGCAAGTATCTCATTCCACAATTCAACATTCTTTCCCACCCGATATGTCCCTTTTAAGGTCTCGATTACATATTTGCTATCAGAATAAAGGACTACCGGCAAACTTCGGTCAGTAATACATTTCAAGGCATTCAGAACTGCCAACATCTCCATCTGATTATTTGTTTTCCCGCGACACCCACCACTCTTTAAGCGATATTTGCCATTGTAGATTAACTTAGCCGCCCAACCACAGCCAGAATCAGGTGAACCATTATTAAGAGCTGAACCATCCGTATAAATGATGATTTTGTCTGTTTTATCCATCATTGCCACCTCTTTGCATTCCCTGCCTTATATTCCTGCTGAGCAATTTTTTTCGCCAAATCCCTAATCTCGGAAATTGCTGGTGGAAATTTGCTTTCTTGAACCCATTGGACTGCTGCTTTCTTTATCCATTCGGACTCTAAATCACACAGTGCTTCGAACCATACATTAACCTCGTTTACATCCTTCAGCAAATTATTTCTGGCATAAGCTCCACGCAAAAATGAAATAACATCCACAAAGTCTGTCTTACTCATTCAGCCATCCCTCCAAACTCCCAGATTTATTCTTGTCATCATATTGACCTTCAAGCACTTTAGGAAAATTGTTGGGTCTGGCAAACCATTCAAAATCAATCATCCAACCGCGGTTGCCTCCACCTTTCAAAAATGTGCTGCCATTTATTTTTTGTATCGCTTTGAGAACATCATCAATGCCATACTCTTTTATTCTGGCAGAAATCATTTTGTACCTGGTGGATGTTGATGTCATTCTACTAACAGGATTCACTCCAATCTGATTCCAAGCTTCTACTACTCGTTGGACATCTGTCCGACATATAGTGTCGTCAGACACTATAATATCTTTACCTATACCTATCCTATCCTTATCTAACCTAACCTGCGCGTCCAATGTAGACATTGTGGATTCAGCCTGGATACATTTTGTATCCAAATTGTTTCCAGACTGTTCGCAATCAGTTACCAAACTGTATGCACCGTTTTCTTTTTGAGTCAAAAGCGACAACTCGTCAGTATATAAAGTTGGCTTATATCGGTCCTTTTGGATATAATTATGTATCCTCCAATGCTTTATAACGCAAACTCCATCTTCGAACTGGATGATAAAACGTTTCATAAGCAGCATGTCATAATCATTTTGGTTTGCTCCAACATTCCGCATTATTTTCTTTGCGTTATTCAAAAATCCATCATCATCTGCCCTTAATAACAAATGAAAATATAATGCCTGTGAAGATAGTGGCATTTCAGTAAATGCATCACTATCAATGATTTTTTTTGACATCATACGTCTTTCCGCCATAATTAACCTCTGCCTTTCCATAATTTGGACACTTAAATGGCTTGTCCTTGAAATCTGTCCTCAAAATTTTCTTTTTAGCCAGGCAGACTGGCTTTTGTTGCTTTGCCGTAGGGGAATCTACCCAAATAATATTGGTGCAATGTTCGCAGTCAGCCTTGAACCGCTTATAATGTAAAATTTCTCGAACATAGTAGTAAAATGTATCAAGGTCGTAAAAATCGCTTCCATCATCAATCATGTTAAATACTTCCTTGATAGAACAGCCATCCTCCAGATTCTTAACAATAAATTCCCGCTTTTCTTCGAACATGCTATTGCGCTTTTGATGCCCAGACATTTACATCACCCCCAACAATTCAAGAATTCTTTTACCTGATTCTTCTGGTCTACAAAACAGAAACTTTACTCCATATTTGTTTTGCATTGTTGAACAGGACTTAGCAAGCCATTCACCGGTTGCCGCATCTGGAAAACATTGCACTAATTTATATTTGGGTTTACCATTTTTCCAACTCCCAATAATTTCTTTAGATTTTTTCCACATATCCAGCCTCGGATTGTGCCATATGGTTAGGTCCTCAAGTGACTGGACCCCTTCTTTATTTTCGACCAGAATGTAGAGCTGTATTTCACTGTTTTGCGCCCTCTTTAATCCTCGGTGGAAGAATCCATGCCTCTTAACGTAAAGCGTCTGAAAATCGCTTGTAGTGCGTTCAGCAATATGATTTTCAAAACATATAGTATCAATCTCTTTCTCGGCAAATCTATTTTCATCATCATCACAAATAGCATGATAAAGACGCTCTGCCAAATCAAAAGAAACTCCTTGCATTTCGCAAATATCGTATACTTTTTTATGTATTTCCCTTTTAGACATTTTCTTAAACTGGATATCACCAATTAACTCGGCGATATCCTTTTTAGTGTCCACACAAACACTTTGATTTGACGGTAACGTATAATCGCCACAATACAAAGCTGTACGGTTCCAGTAAATCCCTACTGACCGGAAATACTCATGCTTATTTTTATGCTTGTTTTCTTGCTGACGAGTATCTTCCAATATAAGCATTTCTATCCCCCTTTCGATAATGGGTAGCAAACTATCAATTAAATGGCAAACCCTCGTCCTCTACCCCATCTGGTATATTCATGAATCCGTCGCCTACAGGACTTGTTGAAACTGGTCTATTCTGTGGTTGATTTCCACCGTTAGAAGTTCCTTTGCTATCCGCAAACTCCTGGTCATCCAGGATGACCTCTGTTGCATATACCTTCTGACCATCTTTATTTACATAGCTACCTGTTTGGATTCTGCCCGACACCAACACCCGTATTCCCTGGTGGAAATACTTCTCGGCAAACTCAGCAGCACGGTCAAATGCAACACAGTTGATAAAGTCTGCTGTTGGCTGCTCAGCGGAACTGTCCTGACTCCTGCGGCCCCTCCTGTCCACTGCAAGGGTGTACCTGGCTATAGCCATGGAACGCTCTCCCTGTGAATATCTGATTTCAGGGTCTCTTGTTAGTCTTCCCATAAGTATCACTTTATTCATATCCTTTTCTCTCTTTCTCCGGCTGCCCCGAAAGACAGCCGGCAAACTTAAACTTAGGAAATTACAATGAACTGCTGAAGATGTACAAGTTCAAACTGTAAATATTCTTTAATAGATTTCATGGCGACATTCTTCCATGCACCACCGTCAGCCTCGAAGATAGCACACTCAATACCTCTCCCATCGGCCTGCCTCATACGGAATACGAACGCGCTCTCTGGCTGTGTTACTTCTACGAATGTCCTGAATGGACGCAGTTTAACCGGATTTGGAACAATAGCATCTCCCACACTTGTAATTCCTGTTTTTACCGTAGCTTTCTGCGTCACTCCATCATCGCCATATTCTGCGATAGATTCATCTTTTACCGTACCGGCAAACTTCAATAGCAACGCGCGGTCATCGTTGTCAATGAATTTAGACTGTAAGGCTATGATGAAACGTTCGTTTCCCATGTAGCGCCCATACTCAAAATCCGGAATCATGGCCTCTACCTCCACCAATTCTTCACGTTTCCGGTCTGCATCCAGCATCGAGAGCACTCTTACTTTCGTAGGAGAAACGACCTGCACCAACATTTTTTCTGCCATCTTGTCAACGCCTGCTTTCAGATAATCTACCAGACTGGTAAGCGTGTTCATCTGAATGGCAGAAGCTCTCAGTTCATTGTCTACTCTATATACGTCCTTATCGACATACCTTTCGCCATTGATATCCAGAACTTCTGCGGTTTTTAAACCAACAACATACTGTAAAGCGTCTCTTGTCATATCCATTTTTCATATCCTCCTTATGCCTGTTTAGCTACTCTCATATCCAAAACCTTTACCGGAGACTCTTTAATTTCTCCTGTTTCCGGGTCTACAACTTTTCCATCCACTACAAGTTCCGCCGGATTCTGTGCGCTTGGCTTAAATTCCATCTGTCCACGCATAGTATTTCCATACTCCTGTGCGTACACTTCTCCGGTTTTTAAATCTTTTCCGATTGCCATTCTTGTGACCATCGGTTTTACTGGAGCCAGCTTTGTTATAACGGAAATATCCACCGCCGCGTCATCCCTATCCTCATTCTGCTCAAATTTAAGTTTGATTGTGATTTCTCGTTTGTTTTTGTATGGAGTGTTGGGATTCTGCATATTCTCCACAACTTCCTCCATCGCTTTTGCAAATACTTCCTGCAGCCCACCGCCTACCAGTTCTTCCAGATTTACTTTTGCCATGATATTTTCCTCCATAGGTAATATGTTTACGGGTTACATTTATTTAATAGGCCTATTAAAATCACATCATAGTTTTAAATGGGATTGCGCCCATGTATTAATCACTTTCCGGCAGAATTTCCACACCGGTTACACGTTTTAAGAACAAACGCCCATCATCAGAAACGTGGTACCAATGCTCTCCGCTTTTCGTTGCTAATCCGATTGAAACAAGCTGTTCCCAATCCTCTGAATCTCTTGGGCCTGCGTCAAAATAGTTTCGGTATGGCTCATATCTCCGATGCTTTGTTCCACGCACCTTTTGGTTATCAAAACCAATGGCGTGCTTCATATCATCAATCTGCTTGTATGTAACCTTTTCATAAACTGAACTGTTTACCATGCCCTACTCCTTTTCCAAATCATAGAAGACCAGTTCCTCGCCCTCCGGTAGCGGACACGCATCATCTTTCCATTTCAATGATTTTACGCTTGTCCAATGGTCTAGGGGGTTGTAATCATCGCTTCCAATAATCCGTAATACTTCAACGGTATAGCAACGGCTGTCAATCAGCAACCTGTCGGAACGCTTATGCGTCCGATTGTCCAGATTATCCAAGATGTACTTACTCAGCTTTCTTGCATTCCTTAAATCGGTCTGCAACGGCTTGTAATGCAACGTGTAGGTAATTCCGTCAACTTCCTTTAAAACTGCTCTATCTGCCCATCTTGCTGTTTTAATACAGGATGTATAAAGCCAAATCTTACCCTCATATCCGTTCGCCCGGAGGCGATGAATCATTTCCAAAACTCTCGGCGCAAGTAACATCGGCTCTCCTCCGGTGATTACCAACTCCTCGTATTTCAGCAAATCTTCAAACTTGACCTCCGGCACATTTCCGATATGCTCATTACAGCAGTTTTCGCAATGCCTGGGGCATTTATATGTAACAATTACTCTTGCGACTTTCTTCATAATTCCTCCAAAGTTTTTATAGTGTTTTCTATCCTGCAAACCTCTTTCAAATGACGGTCACTCTCCATTTTGAAGAGTTCCCTTTGCTTCTCAATCAGAAGCTCAACAGCTTTCTTTTTGTCATCCTCCAAAAGATATACAGTATCGTTAAATCCAGTCACTGCACCGATTTCTCTTTTTGATATACGACTGTTCCATACTCCTAAAAGGGTATAAGATTTTGTTTTTTCTTCTGCCTCATACTCCGTTCGTTCAAACTGTCCAGACCATGAACGATATTGAAATTTATATATTTTCATATCGCCCTCCAATCAGTGAATCAAGCACCTGCACTCTGCTCTGCACCTTATCCGGCTTCGCAGAACCGCTCCCAACAGACTTGTTGTAAATCTCGTTCACGCTGGTCTGGCTGGAATCGAAAAACTTATAAAGAATCTCTTTCAGTTCTTCTACAGACATTCCGGCATGCAGGGCTTTCAGCGCCACATAGGTGCAAGACACCAGATGGCTTCTGGTTTTAATTTTCTTTAAAACTCTCTTATCAGCTTTCTCATCTGGATTCAGCAGGTCACATACGGCTTTGATGTAATCAAGTGCTTGTCCCATTTCCTGTACCTGTTCTTCTGTAACCACCGCCGATTCGATAAACGGACGGAAGCTTTTTGTCATGAAGTCCCGGCAATCCGAAAAGCATAATGTCCATGCCTGCATAGCTACATTCTCATCATTGTAATGGCGCTTCCCAGCCTCCGTAATTGCTTCGGCAATCATTTCATGCTTGGCAATTTCCTGGAATTTCAGAATGCTTTTCGCTTTAACTCTTGTCAGTTCTACACTGGTAAGAGGCTTTCCGTTATTAATACGGAAGAACAGTTCTGCAATCTCTTCCTCAGTAATGCCCTCAAAGTAATAGATTGTCAGTGAATAATCCTTTATATTGTCCTGCGCCCACTCTGGAAGTTCTGAAAACTTCAACCCTGAAACAGTTACAGGAAAACCATTTTCATCTATTACTTGCGGAGTATCATCTGATAAAGGAAACTCTCCATCCAGATATCCCTTAATAGAAAGTGACCTCTGCTGACCATCTAAAGCGTCATACTTACCATCATCTTTCCGTGCAAAGTAGAATGGTGGAATCGGATATCCCTCTATCATTGAGTGAATCAGCAAGGATTTTCTGGACATATCCCAAACCGGATTTCTCTGAACTGCACAGTCAAAAGAAACCTGTCCTTTCTCAATCTGGTTCCGCAGCGTTTTACCACTCCACTGAATGTTTGCTTTTTTCAGCATTTCTTGTTTCCTCCTTAAAATAGCTCTTTCCTTAACTCCGCTTCCAATCCAGCCTCTGCACAGAACACTTTAACGCGGCTTCCAGCCACTTTTTCGACCTCAGCCAACATTTGCTTGGGGTCTGCATTAAAATGGCTTAAATGGCATAATATGACGTTACGCAAACACGGTGTATGGTTTTTACGAACAACATCAAGTACCGTTGATAAACTGCTGTGTCCACGCATAACGTGTTTATAGTTCGCATCCGTGTTCTCCACATCGTCCATATGGTTACACTCAATCAGCATATGGTTTAATCGTTTCTTCCGGAATGTCCACGGAAGATATTCAAAATCTGTAGCAAACAGCAGTTTTCCCATTTCCTCATGTTTAACCAAATATCCATAATTTGGAGTATCATTGTGCGGCACATAAAACGGTGTTACCTTGAATTCTCCCACCTTGAACATTTTCTTTTCCGGGATTCCGTACAACCACCCACTAGACACACAGTCAATTAATCTCTGCGTTTCATCGTTAGTATAAATTTTGATTCCAGCAGAAAGAAAGTCTTTTGCGTATTTGAGATGGTCCTGGTGCCCGTGACTTACCAGGCACCCAACCACTTTCCCAATCTGGAAGTCGATAGTCTTCTTCACATCCAATAATCGGCAACCAGCTTCCAGAAGAAGAATTTCATTCTCAGCAATCAGCGCATAGGCATTTCCCTTACTTCCGCTTCCAATAACTTTTAGTTTCATCCCATTGTACCCACTGCTTTCACACCAACCATAATATCTGGTGGAATTGGCAACTTTCCAGAAAACTGCTCAATCGGCTTCCAGAGGTGCAGGCAGTTTTTCATATTGTTTACATAGTTCGTCTTCGCTGGATGATACTGGATAACTGTTTCGTCCTCATTCCAGAACACATCTTTCAGCAAACACATTTCATTCCAATCTGGCGTTCTATTCTTGGGGCAGATACTTACATGTTCCCATCCACCGCCATAACTCCAGATTACAGTTGCGCCTTTAAGTGTTCCTTTTGTAAAAACCCCACATCCACCATCAAAACCTAAATGTGTAATTTGGATATCATGTGCTCCTAAACACTTCTGCAAATCTCTCGCTTTCTTCATTCCTCCACCTCAATTTCATCATCTGTTGGAAACTGGAATATCCGTGGAAGCATATGTACATCAATGTCTCCAGCATTAGCAGGCTTAACAACTACTCCCGCGGTAGAGTTTATCAGTGCTTTCATGCTTTCTTCATCGAATTTGGCATTCATGTCAATTACCAAACTTGGCATAATTCCAGTATATTCCTTATGAAGCATCTTCATGGCTTTCTCTGCCTTTTCAGGCATTTCATACTGCGCCATCAACGTCCCTTTTCCAGTATCACCGACCATGTTCATGTGAATCATTCCGCCAGCTAAGTGAAAAGCCGTCATTTCATAAGGAACATCAATAGCACCATTCTGCGATATTACCCTCATACCTCGACCTCCTCGTCCGTAGGCATCTCGAATATTCCGAACTTCTGGTCTGCCACGTATTCATCAAACAAGTCTCTCGCAACTTTAAATATAGGACTTTGTATCAACAAATTCATGTTGTAACAATCAAGAATCCAATCCAGAACCTTTTGTGCCTTTGTTTCCGATGAATATGTTCCCAAATCGGCCCAGGCACGTTCGATTGGGTACGTTGCCACAATATGGTTATCTTCATCGCAATTCACAGAAACGCAATTATCCAGATTGATTATCTGCTTTCCATTCTGGCTTTTAATCAGCACCAAAGAACACCTCCCTCATTGAGAACACCCGTCTGCCCTTTTTTAGCCGTTCTCGGTTTTCTTTTGCTCTCTGCTCGCTGTCACAAATAAATTGACGACAGATTTCCGGCCTAACTTCATAAATCGTGCAGATTTTCTTCCCATTATCCCGGAATGGGCAGGTCATATCCAATACCGGCTTCGCCACCGGGATAAGGTGTTTGCTTTCCTTTATCCCTTTCTGGCGAATGTACTTGTGAATCCTACGGATTTCATCATCTGACAGAGGGAGAATATCTGAACAACAATTTCCGCACTTGGAGCATTTTCCATCAACCGTGTAATTGTAGAGGTTATCTTCGATACCTTTCGCAATTGCCGCTAATGCCGACATACACTCCATGGACTATCCCTCCATCCAGCTTTTATCCACTACAGGAGCTGTTTTTTTCTGCTTCTGGCTTGCTATCACATCTGCCATAGTCTTAGGCGGTTCCTTCTGCCCAATGGAGGACGGCTGTTCTGGCTCCATAGGAAACTCCTGGGCATTAGCATTGTAAGTGATTTCCTCCTGAACCTGCTGATACACAACATCGTCAAGCTGCCTGTATTCCTGTGCCGCTACTGGATTTCCAAAGTCTTTCGGAATCTTTTTCATGACGTTGTTACGCATTTTTCGGATAATCATACTTTCTCTAGACTGTGGTTCTGTCCATGCTGGAGAAAGATAAGGCTGCAATTCCGGGCAATCCAAAATCTTATCCAAATCATTCAGTTCCTTTGCTTTGTCCATGATTTCCTTTTTCTTTTCGGAAATCTGTTTTTTTTGTGCAGGTGTGGCATCATACCGATTTTCACAAACTCCAAAGGTTTCATTCATCAGATTGTTTGAAAGATGTGCATATAAGTTTTTCAGTACATCATCACGTTCCCCAAAATGAAACTCGGTATGACCATCGGCATATTCAATAGGGTAAACCACCCTCACAACTTCGCCTTTCCCAGTTGGCTCCCATTCTGGCGGCTCTACTTCGATACCTTTTCTTTTTCCATAAGAAAAACTATCGCCAGACCGGACAAGCCAATATGGGTGCACCATCTTAACCCCCCTGCCAAATTTAGCAGTTAAAGCATCATTCCCATCACCTTCAAGGCCCATTTCAATTTGTTTTTCCCAAACTGCCTTCTGACCTTTTTTTGCTGTATTTACACTGCGTACCTGAAAGTAGCACTCTCTGGGAACTGCATTAGTATTGAGTTTAAGTGCGGCAACGGTCAACAACGTGCTCTGCAAATTTGCCGGGTTGATATCATTGGGAGTAAGTCCCTGATTATGTATCAAACTGTAAATACACCCCATTGCCGCAATTACACACTGTTTGGAATATTCGTCAAAGGTCACGCCACGTTCCTCCAGCATTTGCCGCGTAGATTCTACACAGGCATTTGTAACCGTTGCAATCTCACTCCTAAATGCAACTGTAGCTGGCTTAACCGGTGGCTGTACTGTAGTTGAATCCTGTTTATTCTCTGTCTGCTTTACTACCATGATTATCTATCCCCTTCCCTATTCTTCAAACAATACGCCCATATCGGCCAGGATTTCATAAAATTTATTTTCAAGGGTTGCTCTATTTTGCATTCCAACCTGCTCGTCCTCTTCATCTGTGGATTTGGGTTCTACACAGAACCCTTTTTTCTTCAAGCAGTCCGGACAAATATCAACGGTGATTCCGTTATACCCAACGCCCTTCATCCTTATACCGTCTGACTTAATTGTTATTTTCGCCAAATCATCTTTGCTCTTACTCTGCTTGCAAATATCACAAGTAAATACCGTTGTTTGTGCCATAACTATCTGTCCCCTTTCTGCCCCATTCGGAACATCTGCTTAAAAGTGTCCAACCAGTTGCCCTCATTATATGCCATCTTATTGTAATGATGGCTGTTAGCCAACTGCGCTGAAGCGACTGCCACGCTCCCCATAACCTTCCGATTCTGCTGATAACTCCGGTGACTTCTCTGTTTATGCTTTAATGCTGTTGCCATGATTACTTGTCCTCCTTCTTTTCCATCAAATATGTAGCTTCCATATCAGCTTCATGAAGGGCCAATACCAGCGGATACTTCTCCATAGCCAATCCCAAGGTATTCCAGTTCTCTTTCGGTTCGTAGGCCCCCATGTGCCATCGGATTGCATACCGCTCAACCGGCAGCAACTTTATGTATTCTTCAATCATCATGACTGACTTCTCGCCATGTCCGTAAGGAATCCTATCATCAACCGTATAGAAAGGAACCTGCACCCATGCACCAGATTCATTCTTCTTGTTACGCATTTCGGTGGTGTAGTAATAGGTTTTGCACAGGTCATGAAGAAGAGAAACAATCACTATGCTATCATTACTGATTTTGTCCGTGTTCAGCAGTCCTTTCCAAATGTTGTGTTCAGAGCCAGAAGTCTTTTTGTCCAAGCAATCATAGACATTCAAGCTATGCTCCAGAAGTCCACCTTCGAAAGCCCCATGAAACCTCGTACTTGCCGGAGCCGTATAAAAATCACTCTTGCGGATAAATTCCATCAGTTTATCCATTCCTTCACGATTTACCGATAAAAGCAGTTTTTCAAACCGTTCCTTCATTCTTATCCTCGCTTTCTTCCACCAGACCAACAATGGATTTCACTTTATCAGCAAACGCCGCAACTTCTTCCTCCGGCACATCGACTTCGGTCACGATACCCTTTGCAGAACTGTTAATCTGCACCTTGTCGCCAACCTTGACCAGAACATCGGAACGATATGTATATGCCCTACCAGATGGCTTGTCTCCCTTCAAAAACTGCACTTTAATCAACATTGCTAAACTCCTTCCACATTTTCTTTATATACTTCCACTGCCTTTTCAAGAATTTCTCAATCTCTGGCATATCTGAATCCTTGATGTTTCTTACCTGTACAGGACTAAAAATTCCCTTACGTTGTAATAAGAAGAATAACCATAAATCTTTTGCACCACTGTCTTCGTTCTGCGTAATATCGAATCTAACACAGTAATTAAGGTCGGAATCAATTCCTAATGAATCATCTCCTATTCCCAGCCATTCTTCCTTGAAATCTGACCAGCTATCATATTCGCTTCTTCCAAAATTATCGGAACCGCCAACGTAGTAGTTGCTTTTACTGCAATAGTATGGGTGATTCGTAACGTTCAGCTTCATAAGTTAATTCTCCTTATGTTTTCTTCTGCACCAACCGTAATCATCTGTCTGGGTTGAAAAATCCACCAATATTATTCTAGGTTCCTCTTTCATACAGGCGAAATCCCCCTCGCAAATATATACGCACTCGTCACAGTCCTCACATTTTTTCATTACTATGCTCCTTTATAATCTTTATTGGATGTCCCAACGCCTTTTCAATTTTTGAAATGGTCATTTCACATGGTTCTTGAGGCTTTGACTTTTTCATAAAATCCGCAACTTTTTCTAAAGCATCAATATCTTCTGGTGTCAACCTCTTGGCCGCCTCAATGAAAATCTTAATGGCATGTAACATTTCAATAACCCGGTATTCGCTCTCCAAATCTCTCATAACTTCTCCCTCGCATCTAATTTGCTAATCTGTTTTTCTGCATCGACAGCAATCAATATAGCTGTATTTGCTTTGATATCAGAAAACCCATATTCTTCAATAAGAATTTTTCTAACAGACCAGATTAACGTTGATAGTGTAAAGAGAAGTGTTAAGGGAGTCTCTTTATCTTCTATGTCATTCCTTTTCAATTCTGAAATCCTCGTCATTGGAAACCGACAGCATAATCATCTGGGTATCAATCTCCGGCATATTGCCCTCCGATACCTTTTCAGCGTTGTCTACGATTACTGGGGCGCTGACTCCGATAATTCCAGATAGAACATTGATGATTTCCAGTCCTATAATCAGTTTCTCTGCGCCGCTGGTCGTGTTATCTCCATAGGGGGAACCGTTCTTTGTATAAACATCACATACACGCTCTACGCCACCATTCTTCTGCTGGCGGAATAACTGGAACCGTACATTTTCAAAGTGCTTGTTTACCTCTTCGGTCAAATAATTGTCCTTGGCTGTTTGAAACTCTTCGCACATCATCAAAATCCGCTCCTGGTCGGCAATCAGCTGAACTTTATCCTTAAACTGCTTTTCCAGTTCTGCCACACGGTCTTTGGCTTCATCGGACTTGTTCACAGCGGCAAACTTCTGGTTTACCTCGGCAAGCTGTGTCTCCCATTCAGCTTTTTCGTCTCTCAACTGTGTACGGTAATCAGCGCCGGTATTCATGTTCCGCAGGGCTTCCTCTTTTGCCTGGATTTCCATACACAGGGCTTCATATTCCTGGTTATCTGATAAATCCACCTGTTCTGGAAGTGCCTCTAGTTCTTCCATTGCCTTTGTCTTATCCGCATTTGCAGTCATCTTGTCTGCTTTCGCTGAATCCAAGGATTTTTCAGCAGTCTTTAAATCCTCTTTTGCATTGTTGATTTTCTCAACGCAGGCCCTGCCCTCTTGGCATATTTTGTCCAGCGAAGCATTCTGGTCCGCTTCAAATTTTGCCTTATCAGCCTCGTACTTCTCCCAGAGTTGCTTTTTATCCACTTCAAAGGATTCAATTTTCTTTCGTTTCAATTCTTCTGGTAAAGCCTGCCCGCAGGTTGGGCAAATCAGTGCATCGGAAGATAATGGTTCCGGTTCCACATATTCTGGGAATGACTTTGCCTCTTCAATCTCGACCTGTTGTGAAAGCTTTGCCCGAAGGATTTTGTTGCTCTCAACAATACGACTTAGGCGTTCAATTTCCATCTCTGCCGTCGTCTGCTTCTGCATGGCCCCCCGAAAATCATCATCAGCCTTATCAATTCGCTTTTGAATTTCTCGTTTCTGCTTAACCAGACCTTCATTAGATACCCGAACAATCTCCGACTGCTTCATCTTTAAATCAATGATGTTTTTAGATTTTTCATCATAATCAGTAATTGCCGCCGTAGAATCCTCGATTTTCTGGTCAATCTCGGCAATCTTCTCGTTGATTACATTCCGCTGTAGTTCCATATCAGAAACATCAATATCAACGATATCCTTGCTTCTCTCGTTGATAAATGCCGAAATCTGGTCACGCTCTTTGGTCATATCCGAAATGGAGCGCTTGGAAGTGGCCTTTACTTCTTCCAGAGTCTTTCCATCCTGGATAAATTTCAAAAGCTCATCGAAGCCGCCAACTTCCATCAGAATCTGTTCCTCGGTCACATTGGCAATCAGGGAAAGAATCAAGTCCAATTTCTCCTGCTTCGATAACCGGAAAAATGCGGTCGGGTCCGTAATCAACATGAAGTTCTTTTCTGATACAATATCGGCAATCCGGCGTTTGAACTCTGTTTCGGATATTTCCACATTGTTCCATGCATAAATGTTCTTATCTCCCTCGTGGACTTCTGTTGTTGTTCCGCGCTTCCGTACCCAGTTCTGCCGCTGAGTCTTTCTAAGAACGACTTCAACGCCGTCTACCAGAAGCACCAACTCCGCCACCACATCCACATGGTCGACATCAACGCCCCGGGAATCATAAGGCCTGGGACGAAATTCTTTTCCCTCGCTCTTCCCTGTGCTAGACTTTCCAAACAAAACCCAGAATATTCCATCCGCCATGCTAGACTTTCCTGTCCGATTCATAGCAAAAATCTGTGTTTTTTTCTCACCGAACTCTACAGTCCAATTTAATTTTTTAAAATTTTCAAAGCTGGCCGAAACCAGTTTAATCACTTTCATCTTGCAATCTCCTTTAAAATCCCTTATACTAAGGGTGTTTAGTTTATTTTGTTATTGGACTTCTCCGCGGTTGCCGCCGCTGGGGTCCATATTTTTGTCCAGACTTATGCCCTCTCTTTTTTCCAGCTTCTCTATCTTTTGGAACGCCGCGTCAATCGCTCTCTGGTAATCCTCTTCCAGGTATGCAGGGATACTCACTGCCTGCTCGTCCAACAGCTCCATCATAATCCGGATCTTTCGTTCTCTTGTCATCTCGCTTCACCTCCCATTAAAGTCTCACGCCCATGGCCAGCGCCATGACCACTGTTGCTACAACCACCATTCCGAACATCCAAAAAGTTGCTATGATAATCCATCTCGCTGCCGTCATTAGGGGATGCTCGTCCTTTTCGTCATCACATCTCAATTTCATACACCGTCCCTCTGTCGTACACTACACGGATTTTGTCACCATTAATGTCCGTCACTATGGCCTCATGTGCGTTAACTGTTTCCATGTGGCCATCCAGGCCTGGATAAACCGTTTCCAGATACTGATGGATACGGTGCTCCGCAAATGTCTTAGCTTTCATTGGCTTGTCCCTCCTTTCCATGCTTGTCCATCAGGGCCGCCTTTAGGCGGTGT